TGTTATCACGGAGTTATTAATTTATGAATATCTGAGGAGCCGAAGGCGACGATTGAGCCGCTTCCGGCGGAGACCGGCAGGCGATTTGGAGCCGAAGGCGACCTGGTCCGGGGGACCGCGGCACGCGGTCAGTTTCCCGCCTAAACTAGCGTGCCGTGCACGGAACTGACTCTATAAATACCCGCGCTTTCGCGTGAGCGAGAGTAAGATAATATGGCTTTTAAAAGAAAGAGATCTTCTGCTCTCGGTACTTCCAAGAGACGTAGGTTTACTGGTAGATTTACTGGTAGGCGTCGTCGCTTTGGTCGTCGTGTTCAGACTCTATCTGGTCAGTTGGGATCTATTAGGTCTCAAGGTTTTCGTTCTCGGAGGTTAAGTAGGCGTGCTTGGAGGAACAATCTATGGAGGTCTACTCTTGCTGAGCCTCATTGGAGGACTGATTTCGTACAAGCGGCAACTATTCCTGTTCCAGCAGCTGTTGAAGCTTGTTCTGTTGTTACAGTCCAGGCTTTGGGAAATGATTTTTGGACTGTTGGTGGTGGAGCGCTTCCTTTAGATTTAGCAGTTCCGGTTCCTGAATTCGTTGGTAATATCACGTTAAGAGGTGGTGTATCAACTATTTCATTTTCCAATCCTAATAATGCTGACACTGCAGACGCAGTTAAAGTTAGGCTGTGGATGATATGGACAGCTAAAGAACCTGTTCTTGGTATTCTTCCGTCTACTGCTAATGCCGGGTTTGATCCAAGTTTGGTTCCGGATTTTGAAAGATTTGGTAGAATTATTGGCAGTCGGGAGTTTTGGTTATTGCCAGGAAATAAACCTATGGAAGTTAAATATCGTTATCGTCCTCATAAGATAGATCAGATTATTCATAATAATGATGGACAGCAATTGTATTGGATGTTTACTGTATCGGGACATCAAGTTGGAGCGGAGAGTATAGTATTGAAGGCATATTATAATGCTTCTTTTAGTGCCGACGCTATCCAACCTACACCTGCTCCTTTGACTTTGGCAACCCCGGGTACGCAAAGTCTTCCATCCAAGAAATTAGTGCGCAATACGTAAGCGCTTACGTATCAATGGACGGGGGGCTAGTATTACCCCCCCGTCCTCGTCCAAGCGTCCACCCGCTTGGCTATATATAGGCCTGTTGAGATAGGTCTGTATGTCTCGTGGCAAACGTTGGCTATTCACTCTGAATAACTGGACTCAAGATGAGTACAATGGAATTGAAGAATTCCTCAGGCAAGAGAGTTCATACTTTTGCATCGGAAAAGAGCGAGGGGAGAATGGTACTCCGCATTTGCAAGGATATGCGGAACTACGTGAAAGGTATAGATTCTCAACTCTCAAAAATAAAATCGGCTCGAGATCACATCTCGAACTTGCTCGAGGTACTGGAGAGCGAAATAGGGAGTATTGTTCAAAAGAAGGCGATTTCTTGGAGCACGGAAGAGTCTCAAGAGGTGCAAGATGCAGTGGAGCAGATGGGGCTAGAGGAGCACGGGACGAACTTGCAGGGAGTTTCCGTAAACATGTTGGAGAAGGCGAGTTTCTTGCAGGATGCAACAACTTCGCTGAAGAGTCTCCTGGATGTTGGTACTTCTCCGGATCTTCGTTGCTACGAAACCATCTCGCCCTCGTCTCCCCTCCCGAAAGGCCTGACATATCTGTCAGGTGGTACTTTGGTGCACCTGGGACAGGAAAGTCTCGTCGAGCTTTCGAAGAATTCCCCACAGCTTATCGCAAGGATGCTCGAACTAAATGGTGGCATGGATACATGCTTCAACGAGAATGTGTGATTGATGATGTTGCTCCTGATGGTATTGATATTACAAGGTTTTTAGTTTGGTTTGATCGGTATCCATGTATTGTAGAAACAAAAGGTGGTATGATGCCTCTTTTTGCTTCAAAGTTTATTGTTACTAGTAATTTTCATCCTAATGAAGTATACCCTGGGCATGTCCAGATGGATGCTTTATTACGAAGAATTGTAATCGAAATGTTTTAATATAATAAAGAATAAATTATGTTATCACGGAGTTATTAATTTATGAATATCTGAGGAGCCGAAGGCGACGATTGAGCCGCTTCCGGCGGAGACCGGCAGGCGATTTGGAGCCGAAGGCGACCTGGTCCGGGGGACCGCGG